AAGATGGCATCACACATAAGAACGTAGATGGTAAGTTGGTAAAGGTTGATGACAAAGACGATACACCACAGATAAAGAAAGGTGTGAACAAAAATTACGCCAAAGATGGTGAAGATCGTGAGATAGATCAATCAACTATTGACGGTTCACATCACACAAGTGAAGAACCAAAATCAAAAGATAGTGAGAAAAAAGAATTAGGGGATATGTCAAAAGAAGAACTTCAAAATCGTGATAAAGAAAAAATAAATGACGCTCTTATGATGACCAAATCCGAGTTAAGAAGATTAGAAAAAGAAAAGAAGAAAAAAGGTGCTGTAGATGATGGTGGTGGTGTAGGTGCTGGTACACCAATGTCTAGAGCCGGTGAAACCATGGTGTGTCGTGGTTTAGATATGTTGATAAACGAGAAAAAAAGTCTCGATGAAATTAGAGAATATTTTGAAGGAATTGTAAACACAAAAGACCATGTGTTAAATAATAAAAAGGGTAAGGAATGGGTGCCATCTTGTATGGCCACCTTGGCTAGAATTGATAAGGAAATAGGTTTTGGTAATATCACTGATATTGTTTGGGATACTGATGAAGGTAGAACATCCATTGGTGTTGATCCTAAGTTAAAGACATCCTCTGATATGTTTGTTAGGACAGAGGATGGTAGAAATATCGGTATATCATTGAAAAAAGATGCTGCTGTGTTTTTAAACAATGGTGGTTGGATGGAACAATCAACGGCTCTGTTAAATGATTTAAAAGAAGTTATGCCAGATGAACAACATGAGGCATTGTCCGAAGCCATGTCATATCCAAATTTTCAAATTGATAGGGCTCAAAAATTCAAAGAGGCTTATGCCGACTATACACCTGAACAAATTTTAGAATTAGTAAATAGTTTAACACCAGAAGAGATCAAAAAAGAATCTCTTAGTAAATATATGCCTTTTCTAAAAAATCCAAAAGAGTATTTGGAAAAAATAAAACAAGGTAGGTTGGGTTTAGACAGAGGTGATGGACCTGTGATGAAAGGTTTTCATCGTCTACTAAAACTTAGAGATCCTAAAGGTGATCAAATAGTAAGGGAATCTGATAATGTGTTGACACAAAAAACATTTGACGTTTTAGATTCATCACCAGAAGCAAAGATAGGTATGAATAAGCACATAATCAGATCAATGCATGTATTAGATACCTTGGGTTTAAAAAAAGAATTCAAAGTAGGTGGTGTTGATGAATTTGTAACAACCTATGGTATACCACCTGATGGTTCTGTACTAAATGAAAAAAATCTAATTGACCTATTTGGAGATGAGATCACTGATTTGATTCTTGAGGGAATCAATGAGGTAAGAGCTGGAAACAAAACACCTGAAGAGTTAGAAGATCGTATGGCTGCACAAATAGAGATAGATTATCAATCAGGTCAAATATTTTTTAAACATCAGAATGAAATGAAGTATCCATTGTTCTATCTATCTGGTAGATCAAGAGGTATAGGAACTCCACCTGTTATGGAATTGGGACAGACTCCTTTCATGGGTTGGGCTCTTAAAAATGGTTCTTTCAATACTGATACTTGGTCACCTGATCAATTGAAAAAATTAAGAGGTGATCTTGCCAAACAAGCCAAAGAAAGTGCCGAAAGATATCGAAAGGCACAAGAAAAGTCTGATGCTGAGGATAGTGAAGAGTAGATGAACACTCAACTTCTCTGTACATTCACCACTAACAAAAAGTTAGATCAAACTCTGATGGATATTAGCAGTAAGTTCAATGTTATCTATGAGAAGATTTATGTTCTACAGAATGAAGATAAACATAATGAGTTGATCTGTACTTATAATGTAGAGAAGAACAGAGACTTAGATTTTAATGCTGTGGCAAACACCATTTCATTACATAGGAAAAAGATTACAAACACACTGTATACGATAAATGCTCTGAATGAATTGATCATGGAGATAAACAACGGTGTGTTGGATACAAAATTTGAATTACCTTGGGAGATGTATAAGAACATGATTCTAATCACGAACAAGGAAGGGTTATCCCGAATATCAACGAGAATACTAAAAATAATAAATATCTAAAAAACTACTTGACAAATAGAAATATTATATGTAAATTATTATATATAATATTTATAGTAGATAAACTATAAATAACAACATAAACATGGAGAATGATAATGGATATTAATGCGATTAAATCACGCTTGAATCAGTTACAGAATACTTCCTCAACAGCTAACGCTTTTTGGAAACCACAACCAGGAAAGTCACAGATTAGAATCACGCCATATATTGACAACAAAGATAATCCTTTCGTAGAATTATTTTTTCACTATAGTCTTGTTCCTAAGAAGACAGTACTTTCACCACTTTCATTTGGACGACCTGATCCTGTTCAACAATTTGCCGATAAGTTAAAAGCTTCTGGCGATAAAGATGAATGGATTCAAGGTAAGAGAATCGAACCTAAGATGAGGACATTTGCTCCTGTCATAGTTCGTGGAGAAGAATCCGAAGGTGTAAAATGGTGGGGATTTGGTAAGACAGTTTATCAAGAACTTCTTGCTATTATTGCTGATCCCGACTATGGTGATATATCAGATGTAATGACTGGTAGAGACATCGTTGTGGAGAGACAAACTGCTGCCGAAGCTGGTAATCAATATGGGAAGACAACTATTCGTGTCAAACCAAATCAAACAGCACTTGTAGAAGATGCAAATTTGAGTGATAACTTACTAAAGAATCAACCAAATATTATTGAACTCTACACAGAGCCGTCATTCGATGAGTTGAAAGGTCATTTACAGAACTTTCTAAATCCATCTGCTGCTGAAGAAACTACAGAGAAAGAACCAGAAATGGTTTCCACTCAAGCTTCTTCTAATGTAGAGGATGACTTCGATAAGTTATTTAACTCTTAATTAACACCGACATAAAAAGGGTGGTAGGTTTTCCTCCTTTTGCCTGCTACCCTTGTCGGTTTTTGGAGAACATATGTCAAAGAAAGATGAACTAGCCGAAGTTATTGCTTCGGAATTAAACAAACAATCTAAATCACATCAAGTTGCTTATTTTCTTGATGGAGTTCAAGAAACACCAACTGATGTAACAGATTGGATTTCTACTGGCTCTACCATATTGGATTTGGCTATATCAAATCGACCAGATGGTGGATTAGCCGCTGGTAGAATCACAGAAATAAATGGACTTGAAGGTAGTGGTAAATCTCTGATCGGAGCTCATGCTCTTGCTGCTACCCAAAAGAAAGGTGGACTTGCTGTCTATATAGATACTGAGTCTGCTGTATCAAGTGAGTTCTTACAGGCTATTGGAATCGATACCGAGAATATGCTGTATGTCCACTTGGAAACTGTTGAAGAGATATTTGATACTATCGAAACAATAGTTGCTAAAATCAGAGAATCCGATAAGGATAAATTGGTTACAATACTCGTGGATAGTTTGGCAGCTGCTTCAACCAAAGTCGAGATGGAAGCTGACTTCGACAAAGATGGTTGGGCTACTGCCAAAGCTATCGTGATTAGTAAGGCTATGAGAAAGATAACACAGTTGATTGCTAGACAACGGGTGTGTTTGATCTTTACTAATCAGTTGAGACAGAAACTTGGTGTTATGTTCGGTGATCCGTGGACAACATCAGGTGGTAAAGCTCTACCATTTCACTCATCAACTCGTATTAGATTGAAGAATGTAGGACAGATAAAAGACACAAAGAAGAATACAATCGGTATCAAGATACGAGCACAAGTTATCAAGAATAGGTTAGGACCACCACTGAGAAGTGCTGACTTTTCACTATACTTTGATAAAGGTATTGATGATTTTGGTAGTTGGTTGGAAGTGTTAAAAGGTCACAAGTTGATCAAACAAGCTGGTGCTTGGTATACACTAGAAGACCAAGATGGAAAGGAACATAAGTTCCAATCTAAGGACTTTGGTTCTTTGATGGCTGATGAAGACACACAGAAATACATCTATGATAAAATCTGTGAGGCTTCAATTCTACGATATGATTCAGGTAAACTTGGCATTGATGATGTCACTACATCTGATGAATTCGCCGATGAGTAAAGCCAACAAGAACCTGTTATCGAAAAGGTTCAATGAGTATAAAGAAGAAATATCTACTGAGCCTACTAGACGAAAACTTAACGACCACGCTCTATTAATAGATGGGTTGAATACATTCATCAGAGCCTTTTCGATAAATCCATCACTAAATGAAGATGGAAGTCATGTCGGTGGACTAATTGGATTCTTAAAATCAGTTAGGTTTGCTGTAAACAAATTCAAACCAACGAGATGTGTTATTGTATTTGATGGTAAACACGGTTCTAAATCTAGACAAAAAGTATACGATGGTTACAAGGGTGGTAGAAAAGTAAGAACTAGATTAAATCGTGTGGTGGATTGGGATATAAATGTACAAAACGAAGCAGAGGCTATGAAGAGACAATTGAGTAGACTCGTGGAGTACATTGAAAACCTACCATTGACTATATTATCTATTGATGGGTTGGAAGCAGATGATGTGATTGCTTACGCCACAAATACAGCACTGAAAGATTCTAAGATAACTATTATGTCCACTGATAAAGATTTCTATCAGTTGGTTAGTGATAGAGTTCAAATGTATTCGCCGACAAAGAAGATAACC